CTGATGGACCCACAGTTAATCTCGAAAGAGTTTCTCACATGATAACTAGTCTTAAACCAGAAGGAAAAAACTTCATTGGTGAGGCGAAAATAATGGATACTCCTTATGGCAAAATCGTCAAGAATTTGATTGACGAGGGCGCACAGTTGGGTGTATCTTCAAGAGGTATGGGTTCGATTCAACAATCGAATGGAAGAGGTGTTGTTGGTAAAGATTTTTATCTCGCAACAGCAGCTGATATTGTCGCAGACCCGTCAGCGCCAGATGCTTTCGTTGAATGCATTATGGAAGGCAGAGAATGGATATGGGACAATGGCGTACTGAAAAGTAAAACCGTTGAAGAATACAAAGAAGAAATAGAAAAAGCAAGAAGTCGTGAGTTGGCTGAAGTCAAATCAAAAGTTTTTGCTGATTTTATGTCTAAATTGTAAAAAAATACGCAAAAAACCATCAATGCGTACGGCTTGAGATGGTAATTTGTATAAATAATTATAATTAACCAATTAATTAATTTTTTAATAAAGGAGACCGAATGTCTGAAACCGAAGTTAACAAAGAAGTAGAATTAGATGAGGCACAAAACGCACCTATTAAGGATGCGGTCGCTTCTGAACCTGCTCACCTTCAAAACGACGCTGAAGATTTGGGTGCACCAGTAGTTAAACCTACTGATAGTAACCCTGACTCAACGAAAAAGGTTAAAAAAGCATCAGACCCAGCACTCAAAAACGCTAAAGATGCGTCTTTACCAAAAGACAATAAACCATCTGCGATTGCTGATGAAGTAGAAACTGAGGACGAAGTAATTGCCGAAGATTCTACTGACGAAGTAGAGATTGATTTGTCTGATGATGTTAAGGCACTAGTTTCATCTGACGCTGACTTATCCGAGGAATTCAAGGAAAAGGCTGCGACAATTTTTGAAACTGCTGTTAAGACTAGAATAAAAGAACAGACGAAAATCCTAGAAGCACAGTATGAGAAAAAACTTGCATCTGAAACTGAAACAGTAAAAGAAGCTATGGTCGAGAAAGTCGATTCATATCTAAACTATGTTGTTGAAGAATGGATGAAAGAGAATGAGCTTGCAGTTGAAAGAGGTATTCGTACCGAAATCGCTGAAGATTTCATTACTGGACTTAAAGGACTTTTCAAAGAACATTATATTGATGTTCCTGAAGAAAAATACAATGTACTAGAAGATTTAACTGACCAAGTTAAAGAATTGGAAGGCAAACTTAACGAACAGATTGAGAAAAATGTCAATCTTTCTAAGGATGTTTCTGAATCAAATAGAGAAAAACTAATCGCTTCCGTATCTGCTGATTTGGCAGAAACAGAAAAAGAGAAGTTTGCTTCTATGGCTGAGAATGTTGAATATGATAGTGCAGAGAAGTTCCAGGAGAAATTAGAAACTATTAAGGAATCTTATTTTCCTAAAACAAAAATAGAAGAAACTGCATCTGGTGATGAAGTTGACTCTGTGGCGGCGAATATACCTGCTGACGCTGGTACATCCGATGCTATGGCTGCATATACGGCCGCTATTTCAAAAAATCTTAATGCTTTAAAGTAATAAGAGTGATAACAATTAAAAATAAATAAAAAGGAGAGATAAATGTATCTTACTGAAAATTTACAAGAAAAGTGGCAGCCAGTATTAGAGCATCCAGATTTGCCAAAAATCGAAGATTCTTATAAGCGTGCTGTTACTACTGTTATTCTTGAGAATCAAGAAAAAGCAGTAAGGGAAGATGCTCAGTTTATGTCTGAAGCTGCACCAGCTAACTTTGCTGGTACACATGGCGGCGCACCTGCTGGTAGCGTTCAAAACTGGGACCCTGTACTAATCTCGTTAGTACGAAGAGCGATGCCTAACTTAATCGCTTATGATATCTGTGGCGTTCAACCAATGACAGGACCTACTGGTCTTATCTTTGCAATGAAATCTCGCTACGGTACACAAGCTGGTGCTGAGGCATTATTTAACGAAGCTGACACAGACTTTGGCGCTAGGGACGCTGCTGGTGGTTCTGGTTCTCCAGATGCACACGCTGGTACTAACCCTGCGACATTGAATGATAGTCCATCTGCTGGTACTTATACTACTGGTTCTGGATTTACTACGCTTCAGGGTGAAACATTAGGTGACGGAACTGATGAGTTTGCTGAAATGGCTTTCTCAATCGACAAAGTTACTGTAACTGCTAAGACAAGAGCTTTGAAAGCAGAGTACACAATGGAACTTGCTCAAGACCTTAAAGCAATTCACGGCTTAGACGCTGAAACTGAACTTGCTAACATCTTGTCAAGTGAAATTCTTGCTGAAATCAACCGTGAAGTAGTTCGTACAATCTATTCACACGCTAAGGCGGGTGCTCAGGTTAATACTACTACTGCTGGTATCTTCGACCTTGACACAGACTCAAATGGTCGCTGGTCAGTTGAGAAGTTCAAAGGACTTCTTTACCAACTAGAAAGAGATGCTAATGCGATTGGTCAGTTAACTCGTAGAGGAAAGGGTAACCTAATCATCTGTTCTGCTGATGTTGCTTCTGCACTTCAAATGGCTGGTGTATTAGACTACGCTCCTGCACTTTCAACTAACTTGAATGTTGATGACACAGGCAATACTTTTGCTGGTGTACTTAATGGCAAGTTTAAAGTGTATGTTGACCCATATAGTGCGAATGTAGCTGCAAGTCAATTCTATGTTGCTGGTTATAAGGGTACTTCACCATATGACGCTGGTTTATTCTACTGCCCATATGTTCCATTACAAATGGTTCGTGCAGTTGGACAAGACAGTTTCCAACCAAAAGTTGGATTTAAGACTCGTTACGGAATCGTGCAAAATCCATTTGCAACTTCTGATGGTGACGGTGCTGTTGATAATTCAGGCGCAGTTGCGGCTGGAAAAGCTAACTTATACTACAGACGAGTTAAAGTTACTAACATCATGTAATCTACTCACAGAGAGTACGAAAAAAGACACCTTCGGGTGTCTTTTTTTATTGTTGGAACCTTTATAAATAGTAATATGACAACGACAAATGTACAAACTAGAGAACCGTCTAAAATGGACTATGCAAGTCCTATTCAGTTTAGGTTCAAAATATCAAAACTACCAGAAGTAGAATTTTTTATACAGACGGTAAATCTTCCTGGCATTTCTATAGGCTCGGCAACTGTGCCAACCCCTCTTTATGATTTTCCTGTTCCTGGAGATGAGATTTCTTTTCAAAGTTTAGATGTATCGTTTCTTGTAGACGAAAATTTGAACAATTATAAAGAATTGCACGACTGGATATCAGGTTTAGGATTTGGAAAATCACATCAACAATTTGCAGATTTACAAGCAACTTCTGAGGATAGATTTCCTGGTTCAACAAAAGGTTCTCTTGTTGCTGGCGTAGAAATACCTGCACCGCTTTCTGAAGGTGGTATATACTCAGACGCTACATTAACGATTTTAAATAGTAAAAATATCGCTAAAACTGAAGTAAGATTTCAGAATGTTTTTCCAACATCTATTGGCTCACTATCATACAATGTACAAGCAAGTGATGTAGATTATTTAAAAGCTTCCGCTAGTTTTTCTTATATAAACTACGATATAGTGCAGATTTCCACTACATAACCCTTGACAAAATCACCAAAAGGTGATATAATATATACACTATAAACAACTGGATATACTATGACGCTAGAAGAATTGCAAGAGTCGGTTGACAGAGATTTCAAATTAGATGACACCGAACTCGATTCAGAATCAATCAAAATACCCCTACTTCACAACAAATACTTACAACATTTCAATAAGTTTTCTTTATTATTAAAGAAAGCAGAGTATGAGCGTAAGGTTCTTGCAAGACAAAAGTGGGAATATTACACAGGCAAAGCAGATGCTTCAGTATATCGAGAAAAACCATTTGATTTAAAAATATTAAAATCTGATGTTCACATCTATATGGACTCGGATGAAGAATTACAACGAGCAGACCAAAAAGAAGCATATTTAAAACAAGTGGTAAACTATCTTGAACAAGTATTACGAAGTATAAACACTCGAAATTTTATAATTAAAAACGCAATAGAGTGGAAAAAATTCACTAGTGGGGCAATATAATGGAACATTATAAATTATTTCCTACACATCTTTTTGTATTTGATGATTTTTATAAACATGATGTGGCCGCTATGAAAAAATATATTTCAAACCTATGGGATAAAAGAGATTATGATAATAATTGGCAGACTAAATCTGCTGATTTACACAAGCAACCAGAATTTGCCAATTTAGCTAAAGATATTATTACTGAAAATAAAACAATAATTAGCAAAATTTTAAAATATTATGCAAAAGATATTGTTATAACTGATATGTGGGCAAATGTATTAAAGCCTGGAGAAATGCATCCACCTCATACTCATTCTAATAATTTTTTGAGTGGTGTTTGGTATTTAGAATCAGACGGTAGTGCTGGTATATTTTTTAAGGATCCAAGGGGCGAAGCAGATGTATTTGTTCCTAGAAAATCGGAAGCGAATACAGAAAATTCAAATATTATATCCTTTGTTTCATTGACAAACAGAGCGATAATATTTCCTTCTTGGTTTCAACATTGGGTTCCTATTAATCATTCCAAGAAAAATCGCATAAGTATTGCCTGGAATATACAAATAAAAGGACAAGTAGGAGAACATCATGAATTCCAATCAGCAAGTTTCTGATTATATCTACTACTATCCAAAGGTTTTAGATAGTAATATATGTAATAATATCATAAACTATTTCGATAAAAACGCCAAATGGGCAACATCTACATTTTCAACAGCATATAAAAATACTGGTACATCACAAGTTACAATGGACGAATATTGGATTAAGTCTAAAGATGAATACTATAATGATTTGAAAAGTGGATTTGAACAATCAGTCAATGATTATGTTAGTGTTTTTGATAAAATTAAAATACAAGCATATACTCAATTCAGAATCAATCGTTATGGCGAAGGCGGTTTTATGAATACTCATATTGATAATATACATTATAGTCATGGTCAACAACAAGGATATCCTCACCTCACATCTTTAATCTTTTTAAATGATGACTATGAGGGTGGTGAATTTGTTTTATGTGGTGAGCCTTTGGAAATTAAGCAAGGGGCTGCTGTTGTTTTTCCTTCTAATTTTATGTACCCACACGAAGTTAAAAAAGTAATAAAAGGGATTCGATTTAGTGTAATGACATGGATAATCTAGTATGGATACTCTTATCATTGAAAAGAAAGATGAGGTGTATCTTACGATTGAATGTGACCCAAATGTTCAGCGTGAGATTTCAGAATTTTTTACCTTTTATGTTCCAGGATATAAATTTATGCCCTCGTTCCGCAATAGAATGTGGGACGGAAAGATAAGATTATTCTCTCAGAAGTATAAAGAAATATATTTTGGATTGTTCCCATACATCAAGGCGTTTGCAGAAGAGCGTGGTTATAATATAGTTTGTGGTGATGGTGTCAACATTGATAATAAAGTCAATAAAGATATTGTTAAAAAATTTGCAAACAGTTTAGGTCAATCTTTTGAAGCTAGAGATTATCAGATTGATGCTATTTATCATAGTTTAAAATTTAATAGGGCATTGTTGTTAAGTCCAACGGCTAGTGGTAAATCTTTTATCATTTATGCACTTATTAGATACTATACTCATTTATTGAAAGATGAACCAAAGAATAGATGTTTGTTGATTGTGCCGACAACTTCATTAGTAGAACAAATGTATACTGATTTTAAATCATATGGTTGGGATGTGGAAAAATATTGCCATAGATTGTATAGTGGATATTCTAATGTAACAGACAAAAAAGTTTTGATTTCAACTTGGCAAAGTTTGTTTAGATTGCCGAAAGAATATTTTGACCAGTTTGGTGTTGTGTTTGGCGATGAAGCACATTTATTTAAAGCAAAATCATTAACTGAAATAATGACTAAGTTGGTTGATTGTAAATATCGTATCGGATTGACAGGCACATTGGACGGCGCCTTGACTCATAAACTTGTATTAGAAGGATTGTTTGGTGCTGTCAATAAAGTTACATCAACTAAAAAACTGATAGACAAAAAACAACTATCGAATTTGGCTGTTCGTTGTTTGATTTTAAAACACACAGAAGAAAACGCCAAAATAGTTTCAAAAGGAAAGTATCAAGACGAGATTGATTATCTAGTTAGTAGTAAATCACGACAAAATTTTATTCGTAATTTGGCGATTAAATTAAAAGGTAATAGTTTGGTGTTATTTCAATTGGTTGAAAAACATGGTAAAAATTTATATGAAATAATAAAAGAAAAGGCTGACGATAATCGAAAAGTTTTTTATATTTTTGGTGGAGTAGAAGCAGATGAAAGAGAAACAATAAGAGGTATAGTAGAAAAAGAAAATAATGCGATTATTGTAGCAAGTTATGGAACATTTTCTACTGGTATTAATATTAAAAATCTACATAATATTGTATTTGCTAGTCCGTCTAAAAGTAGAATAAGAAATCTACAATCTATTGGTCGTGGATTAAGACTAGGAGATAACAAAATTAATGCAGCTTTATATGATATTGCTGACGATTTAACATATAAATCAAGAGAAAATTACACATTAAAACACTTTCAAGAAAGAATAAACATTTACACAGAAGAAGAATTTGACTATGAAATACACAATATACAACTGAAGGAATAGATAAATAGTAGTATGGAGACAATAAACGAACCCAATCATCCAACCGATTACAGAATAGCTAAGTTGATGGACGGAAGTCTGGTAATGGGAACTATTTCTGTTGACGACAATCATATGAGAATTGAAAATCCGTTAGAACTGACAACAATTCCTCGTATGACGGAGTTTGGCCTGAAAGAAGATACAACATTATCAAAATGGATTCCATTCACTAGCGATAGCGAATTCGTTGTTACAAAAGACAAAGTGGTTGTTATATCTTTAGCAACTGTTGAATTAGCACACTTTTATGAAGTTGTATTGAATAAAATGAAAGTTGATGCTAAAAACGCCAGACCACCTTTAACACCAGAGGACATTGATAGAATATTAGATATTGCTGAAGAAATGGATAATGCAGAGTTTATGAGAGATGATGAACCACATGATATGATTGGTGGACATACAATAGAATCAAAAACATTTCATTAAAATGAGCTTTGGCTCTATAGCTAAGCTTACTCTCACCCTAACTACATAGGTGATTATACACTACTTTTTAGAGCCTGTCAAGCGATTATTCCAAATAATTTATTTTCAGCATATGCTTGACAACCCTTTACGAATATAGTATAATGAGTGAAACATTAAAAAATCTTATGAGAGGATTATAATATGGCAGAAGAAGAAAAAGTAAAACCAAAACAAAAACCTCATTATGTAGATAATAAGAAGTTTTTGCAAGCGATGACTGAATATCGTGCATTAAGAATTAAGGCTGAAGAAGAAGGCAAACCTCGACCTCAAGTTACTAATTATATAGGTGAATGTTATTTAAAGATTGCCAATCACTTATCATATAGACCAAATTTCATTAACTATACTTATCGAGATGATATGATATCAGATGGTATAGAGAATTGTCTACAATATATGGACAACTTCGACCCCGAAAAAAGTAAGAATCCCTTTGCATATTTTACACAGATAATCTATTATGCATTTATTCGCAGAATCCAAAAAGAGAAAAAACAACAACAAGTTAAACAAAGAATGATTGCGAATTTTGGCGAAGAACAAATGATGGACCAGCTGGAAGGCGATGATACATTATATCAAAGTCAAATGTTGGAGTTTTTGAGAAGAAATAGTAGAGAAGAGGAACCTGTAGTTAAAGAAAAAAAGTAATATTATAAGGTAGGTATGAAAATAGCATTATTGAATGACACCCATTTCGGTGCCAGAAACGATAGTCTTATTTTTGATGATTATTTCCACAAATTTTACAACGATATATTTTTTCCTTATTTAAAGGAACATAATATAAAAACACTCATTCATCTAGGTGATGTTGTAGATAGAAGAAAATTCATTAATTTTAGGATTGCACACAATTTTAGACACAAGTTTTTACAACGACTATGGGACGAGAAAATCGACACCCATATCCTTATTGGTAATCACGACATTTATTACCGAAACACAAACAAAGTAAACGCAATAAAAGAATTAT